GTAAAAACAAAAAGTAGTAACTTAAAACAAAGGCAAAAATTATGGTAACTAATTTAGCGTATTTCTTTGAGCGCGCCAAGAAGGTTCATGGTGACGGCCGTTGGGTTTGGGTAAAGGACAGCAATGGCGAGGACAGGCGTAACGTACTGCTCGGCGGTGACATCCTTAACCCCAACAAGGGTCTTGGCCACCTTTGGGCAGGTCAACTGATGGAGTACAAGCCTGGAGTTGGTATGCTGATTTTCCGCTCTTTCCTTGTAACCAACAACGCAAGTGCCAGCACCACCGTCTATGTAAACGGCGACGGCTATTCTGACTGCCCCGAGGTTGGTCAGGTACTGATGAAAGCCCCCGATGCTATCTATGTGACCACAAGCACCGCTAACACAAGCACTGGTGCTATCACCAACACTACGGCAGAGTACACTGGTCAGTCAGCAAAGGTGACCAAGGTTGAGTATGACGCAACCAATGCCAAGTTCAAGCTGACCCTTGACCAAGCAATGACCCTTTCCGCTAATGACATCCTTGTCGAGGCAGAGGGTACTGCCAAGTCCGCAAGCGCAAAGGTTCTCGTTAAGAACCCCAACGTATTCAACGAGGCTAACCGCGAGCTGCTCCCCACGGATGGCTCTTATGGTTTTGTCAACGGCAAGTATGCCGCATCAGGTGTGTATGACAAGCAGATTTGGATTCAGCGCACACAGCCGCTGCCCAAGTATGTCCTTGCTAACAACAAGTCACACATTGACGGAATCTTTTGGATTTAATGTGTTAACCAACTAAAAAGAAGAATCGAATATGGCAAACGCATATAAAAATCATTGGACACCAGACGAGGCCATTGACAAACTTTACAACAAGTTGTTTGATGGCAGCAATACTGGTCTTTTGCAGACTCTCGTTGACACCATTGAGTTAGACGAGAACTCGAACTTTTGGACTGAACACTTCATTGTCGAGGGCAACGAGTACGACATCGACTTGTCGGACACCAAGAAGAACCCCGCATGGACTGTTCGTCAGAAAAACCGCCGCATCGTTCCTATGGCCGACCCGATGGCTCCGCTTTCGGAAACCATGCAGATTGAGCCCGAGGGCTGGGAGGAAAAGACTGGCAGCATTTACCAATATGGTAAAGGCTTGTTCGACACCTCCATGTCCAAGTTGGAACTCATGGCACGCCTGCGTGAACTTTCGCCCGCAGACCGCGACGTAGCACTTGGCTTGCAGCGTGGTATCGCCGACCTTATCAAGTCGCACAACCTGCGCCTCTCCAACATGGCCGCTATGACCCTTTCTTACGGCGGTGCTTACACCTACACCTACACCGACGCAAACAGCAACACCGTTACCACTAACGGCTTTAGCGGTGTTCACCCCACCCAGTCAGCCTACATTCCCCTTGACAACTTCAAGACCGCTGGCACAAAGGTTTGGTCGGCAAACGATGCTGACATTCCCGAGCAGATGCGCAAGATTGAGAATGACTTCAAGGAAGCAAATAGCCTTGATGACGGCATGGCCTTTGAGTGGGACATTCCCTACAACATCGTCACCATCGTTCTGTTGAAGAACGCTGCATTTGTTGCAGAGGTAAATCGTTACATCCGTCTTGAGGCTCCTGACAAGGTTGTCGTTATCACTAGCGGTGCTAGCAACCTCGACACCAGCGTCATCACCCTCGACCAGCTTGTAGCATACAGCCGCAGCAGCATTTCCAAGATTTCTCCCATCCGCGTGGTTCGCGAGCAGCAGACCGTTCAGGGTATCACCACTTACAGCACGGTCAAGGGTTGGAAGCCCAACACCGTTGTTCTGCGTCCCCTCGGTATGGCAGGTGTAGTTGTTCATGCCAAGACCGCTGACGTCAAGCTGATGCAGTCGGGTGAGGTCAACAACAACATTTCTTGGTCGCTTGCAAAGTGGAACAACTTGGTGTACATCATCAACAAGGTCGTTCCCAACGGCATGTTGAAGTCCTACCACACCGATGCTATCGGTCGCTATGCGACTGTACTTACGGAGAGCCGCTACCACGTTTGCGTTGACATTGCCACCGCAGACAACTAATCGGCAAACCGCAAGACTTATATAAGTAAATCTTTTCATGGTCTTTTTTAGTTTTGATGCAAAGTTATGACGGTACTTGAATGGCTTGATGCAAGCACAAGATATACTTTTGACGAGGAGACGTTCCGCAAGATAGCGTTTGATAGGGGTTGTGACCCTGATGCAGACGTGTATGGAGGTAGTGTCACCGACAAACAAAAGGAACTTATGGTGGCAGACATCATCTTTACTGCCGTATTGTTAAGTCCTTCAAGTACGTCATCTTTGCAGCAAGCACACAACGGCTACCAAAAGACCGTTGGCTCTGAAACTGACTACTACCAAGACGACAAGATTACTTATGCAATCCGCATCTACAACATGTACAATGATGCAAGAGCGGATATTTTGGAGAGCGTAAGAAAGAAAATCAAGTTCGTTCCCATTGTTGATGTTGTTTCACTACTTGACGGGCGCGTATTATGATTAAAGGCGAAATTCTTGAATATCCCTACCAAGGCACAATCAAACGCATAGTCGAGGGAGAAAACGAGGACTATGAGGTCTTGGTTTACGAGGGTGTGATGGATGAACACATGGTAAGTGATGAGGAGGGCAGAACACTGCAAACCGCATCCTACATTATCAGCATACCTTTGACCAAAGACGAAAATGGCGATTGGATTGTACCTAGAAAAGGTGACAAGATTTCGTTGACCCGTTATGGTGAAACCTTCGACTTGATTGTTGACAATGCCGACCCATCGCAAATCGGCGGAGTGAGCATATATGCGGCAAGGAACACTTGGTAAACTTTGTTATTGTTGATAATATGGCTACACGCTTAAAGTTCAATGCCGATGCTTTCCGAAAGGAACTGATGGCAAAGAAGCGGGAGGTTGACAAAGAACAAACCCGCAGGCTTGCAGCGTATGCCGCCGAGGAAATCAACAAGATTGGCAGCAAGATGCTGATGGAGGACACGGGCAACCTTTTGGATAGCCTATGTTGGGGATTGTGGTACAAAGGCAAACTTGTGCATAACGGATACTACCGCAGCATGCCCGAAGCCGCCTATGATTCATACATCCACGCCATTTCACCTATGCCGCCAAAAGAATCAGTCAACGGCCGCTATTTGGCACAGTTGTTCTTGAGTGAATACCAGCCAAAGCAAACGCATGGTTGGGAGGTTGTATGGGCTGCCACTGCACCATATTACGCATATTGGGAATACGGGCACTACAACGTGTTCTTAAAGCAAAGGGTGCAGTTCACCACTATGGCAGAGAGGTATGACCACATCACCCAAAAATTGTCGCCACAATGCCGTGTTCAGTTTTTAATTGAAGTACCTACTTACTAAGTTAGATATGTTTGACGAGTCAAGAATTGGCATATACGAATACCTGCACGGGTTGTTCTACAATGTAGTAACAAAGAACGTGTACCCCATTGAAGAGCCGCAGGAGTTGACACCCAGCGATGAAAAGGATGGTTTTTTGGTTATCCGCGCTGGTGACATCAACGATGCTAGCGAGTTCAGTGGCAATGCCTACGGATGGGTAAGGTGTTATGTTACAGCCTACATTCCCACAAAAACGCGTGGGCGGCTTGACAAGGAGAAATATACTGCATTTGAACAAGGTATCAACACGGCCATAAAAAATGCCGCCAATGCCCCTGCAAATGCCAAATACCACGTTTCTGAAACAAACGTGTTGTCTATGGATGGCAGCGAACAAAGCAATGCCAACAATTTCTATCTTACGTTCATTAAATCATTTCAAGTATTCATAAGTTAATTAACAAGTATAATTTCTAAATTTAGAGTTTATTATGGCAACAACCACTTTGAAAGCGAAGATGCTCGGCTATCGTGCAGTTGGCGCAACATCTGGAAACTATACTGATGTCGCTGGCGTACTGAAAGGTCTGACCATCACGCAGGATGAGCCCGAAAGCACCAGTATTGATGCCGAATTTTCGGATTCACCTTTCTACATCGAGTACACGGGTAACCCCGTTACCATCAACTTCGAGTTGGCCAACTACACCCTGAGCGAGTTAAGTGACTTGTTTGGCGGCACTGTAAGCAGCAACACCTACGAAGCTCCCACGCAGATTACATCTACGGAGAAGCAGTGGAAACTTGACTTTGGTGTCGGTTTCAACTCGCTGATTATCTACAAGGGTCAGTTGGTAGGTACACTGAAGAAGGACGAGGACGGCGCACTGAACTACGCTTGTTCAATCACCTCACTGATGGAGTCCTACACCGATGGTAGCACTACCAAGTACCGCACCTACGCCATTGTCGGCCCCGACCAAGGTTCTGGCGGTAGCGCTGGTAAGCGTGTCAGCGGTTCGGTATTGGCTACATCCGCTGCCCTGCCTCACAAGTTCACTGACACCACGTCAACGATTACCGCAACCCTTGACCAAAGCAAGATGATTGCTATCGACGGATTCTCGCAGGTTACCCCCGTTGGAACTATCGTTGGTAATGCCCAGATTGACGGCAGCACCTATGACCTTGTTGTCAGCGCTGTATCCTCATCCAGTGTGACCATCAAGGACAACGTGCTTACGCCGAAGATTCAAATCACGCTGGGTGGTTCAAGTTCAATCACTTGCACCATCAAGGCTTCTGTGGCTAACTCAACGCTCGAGTCGTTGTACCTCAAGGACTTCAGCGAAATGGCGTAAGTCTATCAATCAGCGATTCACTACCCAAAGGGTGCGTTATATGGGTTGTCACCCAATGGCGCACCCTATTTTTAATCAAAAAGACTAAAAAAGACAATGGCAAAAAAGAAAGAAACAACAAAGCCGATGGCAGAGGAAAACAACAATGGTGATGGTTTCAAGGACTTCCCCATTGACGTGAAAATGGACATCGTTGACATCATCAACGATAGCCCGTCTTTGGTTCGGCTTGGTGAAAAGGAATACATGGTCAAGGGTATGCGGTACTATTCAGTATTCCGTATCTGCCGCTTGGCTTTGAACATGAAACAAGCCGACGACACACTTGACGATGACAACAAACTTGTTACCGCATTGTGTACCGACTTGGATGCGATGTGCGAGATTATGGCAATAGTCTTGTGCAATCACCTGTTTACACCTGATGATGTACGTTCATACGATGATGTTGGTGCTACCATGTCAAGGAACGACAAACTGATTCAAGTGATGAAGATGAAAGTGATGAACAGCACTTTCGACACTGGTCAGTGGGCGGCAATCATACTTGGCGCAATCAAAAGTATCGACTTGTCGGGTTTTTTTTTGCTGAAAAAATCGGCGAGTATGCTTACGGATTCACTTCTGATGCGGAAGAAGAAGTCAACGGAGACAGCCTCACAGTTTATGGAAGCACTGTCATTGCGGACGCCGCCGACTTCATAAGGGCTTACCCACAATACACGCTGAACGACTACTTGTTTACACTTAGTTGCGCACAAATTCAATTCATGGCAGTTGACAATACGCATACTAAGTACTTGAGGGGCAGTGACAAAGTGGCTTGGGGTAAGTACAAAGAGGAATTGGAGGCTGAAAAGAAAAACGAGGATTTCTTCAAGCAGTTCAAAATCGGTGCAGGTGAAACCATCGTGGTGTAATTGACAAAGAAAACAACAAAACAAATATACTACAACAAGAAACAAAAGATAAGATATGGCTGAAGCTGTAATTATATCCGCTGGTCTAGATTCCGAGAATTTAACCAAGGCGATAGACAAGCTGGTTAGGGATGTGGACAACAAACTCGGCAATGCGGCACACCAATTTGAAAAAAACATTGGTAGGATGCAGATTGCCTTGAACTCACTTGCACAAAATGCAAGCGCACGCGTTGCCGACATCCAGTCATCTTTTGCCGCTATGGGAACTACTTTCCAAAACTTTGCTACCGCTATGGAACGTGCTGCACGCGCAGCCGCAGCCGCAGGTGCTAATGCAGCAGCAGGTGGCAACGGTGGCGGAGGTAGTGGTGGTAGCGGTGGAGGTGGCACTGGTGCTGCACAACAAGATACCGTAAAGTGGCTCAAGGAACAAATCGAACTCCAAAAGAAGAAGATTGACCAAGAAAAGTTGCACACTGATGAGCTTCAAAAACAGGTCAATATATTGGCTCAGTACACAAACTTGTTGAAACAACAAACAACAAGTTCATTTGGAAGCCAAATCAAGGATGCGATGTCAACATCGAGAAGTATGCCTAACCTTGCTAGCGCAGAAAACAGGTTAAGCAAACTAAAACAAGCCCTTGTTGACTTAGCAAATGAAGCAAGACGACTTGGTGTTCCTATGTCTAATCTTGTTCCACAAGATAAGATAAACCAACTAAAAAACGCAATCGTTCAAACCACAAAAAAGGTCAAGGAACTGAGGGAGGAGGCATCAAGACCACTTACCACAAGTGGTGTATTGAACATGGGTGCTGCCAACTTAAACGAAATCCAAGCAAAGATGACTGCAATTCAACGATTGCGTGCCACATTGCCTGTTGGTAGCCAAGACATCAAGACGCTAAACGTGGAATATGCCAAGTTGTCCAAGATGCAAGATGAGATTCTTGGCAAGAACATGCGTCTTGTGCAATCCAACAATGCGCTTGGCCGTGCTTTTAGGTACATCGCCAACCGCCTTGCCTTTGCATTGTCTATCGGTGCTGTAACTAGTTTTGTGCGCCAACTTTATGAGGTTCGTGGTCAGTACGAGTTGCTTGAAAGGTCATTGGGTGTGCTTGTAAATTCATTTGAACGTGGTACACAAATCTTCAACGAGTTAAACGCAATGGCTATCAAGTCGCCGTTCACGTTGATTGAATTGGGTACTGCCGCCAAGCAGTTGTCTGCATACAACTTTGCCGCCGATGAGGTTGTAGATACCACCAAACGCCTTGCCGACATCAGTGCCGCACTTGGTGTGCCAATGGAACGACTTGTGTACAACCTTGGACAAATTAAGGCACAAGGGGCTTTAACGGCCCGTGACGCCCGTGACTTTGCTAATGCGGGTCTTGCTATTGTTCCCATGCTTGCCGAAATGTACACGGCAGAAAAACGCTATGGCGACCAAGTGGTAACAACCGCACAAGTGTATAGTATGATGTCAAAGAAACTCGTCACCTACCATGATGTGTTGAAAGTCATCAACCAAGTGACCGACGAGGGCGGCAAGTTCTTTGATTTCCAAGCAAAGCAGGCAGGCACACTAAAAGTGCAGTTGGCAAACTTGACGCTTGCTTGGAATAACATGCTGAACGAAATAGGCACTGAGCAGCAAGCGACCTTGACAAAGCCAATCGTTCTATTGAGGGATTTGTTCAGGGAATGGCGCAATGTTGAAAGGGTAATCAAGACCGTTATTTTGACATTGGGTACTTACAAGGCCGTTTCTCTTATGGCATTGGCATCAGACAAGATTGCCGCCGCACTGATTCATTGGGGTTCTTTGTCAAAGGCTATCAAAGCCGCAACCGCAGAAATGGCTATATTCAATACCATTTCAAACTTAAACCCAATGGTTCTTGCACTAACCGCAATAGTTGGTCTTATAGGATACTTTGGATTATTCAAAAACAATGTGGCTGATGCGTCAGAACAGGTGATGATGTTTGGCGAGTCTGCATCAAAGACCATCGACAAGGTTGAAACACTATACAAGGTACTTAAAGGTACTGACAACACAAGTGAAACGTACAAAAAGAACATGCAGGAACTCAACGAGGTACTGCGTGAGTATGGCGTGGAAACCATTAAAGAGGGTGATAGCATTGATGTAGTCAACGAAAAGCGCAAAGAAGCCATCGAACTGATTAAGTTGGAGTCGGCAGAACGTGAACGTGCCAATAACTTGAAAAAGGCACAAGAGCAATACGACCAACAAATAGACGCGCTTAGACAAGACTTGAACAAGAAACTCAAGGAGGCTATCACCATCAAGGGTGGTTTCTTGGGTATCAACATTGTTGGCGGTGAAAAAGAATTAAGGGAAAACGCTAATGCTATTTCAGACATCATCGCACAAGTTGTTTCATCAAATATTGACCTTATTGCCAACAAGACTGGAGCGGAGTACGAAAAAGGGCTTGATACTATTTACAAAATCATCCAATCAAGGATGCGCGCCATCGGCATTAGCGAGGGTGTAATCACAAAAGAGTGGTTGGAAAATGCTTTCTTTGCAAGTAGTAGCAGTAATATCATTGATGAGTTTATTTACAAGGTTCAATTAGCACGCCAAGCACAAAACAAATACAATGATGCTACTGAAAAGAACTATCGTGCCGCCAAGAAAGCCACTGAAAGCACAATGACTTTCACCCAAAAGGTAGAAGCAAACGCACGGGCTTTACGAAATGGTGCAAAGGATGCAGTTGAATTGTACAACAAAGTGATGGACATCGTAAGGGTTGCACAACAAAACCACGTCATCAACTTTGACCTGCGACTTACTGCGCAAAACCCGCCCAAGTGGATGTTCGACAAGAACCTGCCCGAACTCAAGAAATTTGCAGAGAACTTTGCTGCCATCGCCCAAGCCGCAAGAGGTAAAGGCGGCGCAAACGTCAATGGCACATGGTTTACAGAGGAACAACTCAACGAACGAGCATTACAATACGCATCCGCAGCAAGGGAAAAGCAGTACAAAGATGAAAGAGCGGCGCAAGAGGAACTGAACAAGTCAAAAGACAAGACGTCCAAAAAGAACAAAACACACAAAAGGACAAGCGACGAACTTGCAGAAGCCTTGAAGAATGAAATTTCCATCATCAAGAAACTGCAAAGTGAATACGACAAGTTGGTAAAGGCTGGCGTTCCGCAAGCCGATGCGCTTGAACTTATCCAAAACACCTACCAAGGCACTTTGGATAAGCTGAACAAGACAATGACTAAGTTCAACCTACCAAAGCTGGACTTGTCTATCATCAAGGGCAAAGACCCCAATGACGTGCTGAAATTCTTCACCAACCTGCGCGATATACTTTCCGAAAAAGGTCTTGACAACTTGGAACGCATCAAGGCGGTAGAGGGTGTGATTGAAGAGTTTACGGTGACCGCAAAGGTGTACAATCTTGATAAGGTTACCAAGGGCTTGAATAGTGAATTGGACAAACTGAAAGAGGATTACGAGCTTGGTATCGAATTGGATGCCAACCCCGAACTAGGCAACATGTTCGCTGACATGTTTGGCATCGACACTGATGCACTGCCCGATTCATTCGGCGAGGCATTTGACAAGGCAAATGCTATTGCACTTTCCAAACTCAAGCAACTTAGTTCAAAAGTCGGCACTTTTAACTTTATGTCAACCGACATCGAAAAACTTGCAGAGCAAATTGGTCTTAGCTTGACCGACCAGCCTATGCAAGATTTAATGAAATGGCAAAAGACATGGCGTGACATGTTCCAAAAGAACTTGATTGAAACTGAAAAAATGCTTGATGATTACGTCAACAAGTATGGCGACATGTCCGACAAGATTGCCAATATCGAGGCAGAAAGGCTGCACAAGATAAAGGCACTGAACGAGTACTACCACAACGACCAAATGAAACGGATGCCTGAATATGTCGCCAAGTTAAATGCAATCAACGCTGGTGCAAAACGCGAAGAGGGTGCGGTAAGGTTTGACGAGTTCAAAAACTCACGCCTTTATGTCACCATGTTTGAAAACTTGGAATATGTATCCACGGCAACGCTTGAAACCATACGCAAGAAACTTGAACAGTTGAAATCCGAAATGGGAACGCTAAATCCCGAACAACTGAAACAAGTGGTTCAACAGTTCGAGAAGATAGACCAAGAGCTTCGCCAACGTAGCCCGTTCAAGGGTCTTATAAAGAACATCAAGGACTATCAGCAAGCCATTGGCCGTGCTGGAAAGCAAGCACAAAACAACTTTGTGCAGGCACAACAAGAGTACGACTACCAGCTTGAGCGGGTCACTAGTATCAAAAAAGAATACGAGCAAAAGAAAGCATCAGGTGACGCAACGAAAGAGGAGATTGAAAACTTGCAAATCCTTATAAGTTCAGAGAATTTGATTCTTGACTTAAAGAAAAAGGAACTCGAAGAAGCCGAAAAACTGAACGAGCAATACAACTTGATGCGAAAAGCATTTGGTGACCAATGGCAGGCTATCGGAAAACTTGGCCAAACCATTTCCACCAATGCCAAGTCACTTGGTGAACTTCGCGACTACCTACACGAAACCTTTGGTGTTGACCTCGGCAATGAAATCAATGGCATCATTGATGGATTGCAAGGTGTTGGCGAGGGTGTTAGTCAAGTGGTATCATCAGCACAAAGCGGTGATGTGGTAGGTGTTGTCACTGGAACTATCAAGACTGTATTAGGTATCGGTGATGCTATTGCAAGCGTGTTTGGCGGTGGTGCGGCAAAGACAAGGAAAATCAACAAAGAGATTGAAAAGTCGCAAGAACAAGTGCGCAGGCTTAACATGGCCTACAAGGAACTTGAGCATACCGTCAACAAGGCGATGGGCGCACAAGAAACTGCCGCCAGACGTGCAGAGATTGCCAACAAAAAAGCCGAACTTGCTGAACTTGAACGCCAACTTGCTCTTGAAAAGTCAAAGCGCAGCAAAGACCGCGACGACGACACCATCAAGTCATATGAAGAGCAAATCCAAGACCTAAGACTGAACATCAACGACTTGTTGGATGACGTAGTATCAAGTCTGTTGGGTAGTGATGTGAAAGCCGCTGCGGAGCAATTTGTGGACACTTGGGTAGATGCTTGGCGAAACGGCGAGGACACACTGGCAGCAATCACCGAGAACATGGATGAGATGATTCGCACACTTATCAAGAAGGCCATTTCAAGCAAGATTGTGGGCAACTTGTTGCAGCCTTTCTACACGATGGTAGATGACTTCACGGCAGAGGCTAGTGCAGGCGGCGTTGCACTGACAACGGAAGA